GAAAATTTTGTGATTGTGTCTAATATTAAAACTAATCTATTTGCATTATCAAAACTTAACGCAACATTACTATCTCTTGTTCCTAAAAAATCTGCCATATTTATTCACTAAAAGTTTGTGTCCTTTTGTATGCTGATAATGATGTAATATTTGTGCTTACAATTGAAGCATTTGAACTTGAATTACCTAATTTGTCAACAGCTTTTATTAAAAAACTTCCGACTTGTGCATTTACAGTTAAGCTATTTGATTTTCTTCTTACTACTTTTGCAAGAGGTGTACTGCTATTCCAAACTGCACCAGAAGTTACATTTTGATACCTAACTTCATACCAGCTAATATCTAAATCAGGCACAGGTGTCCATGATAATTCCATTTGATTAGAGCCAACAAGTGATATTGATAAGTCTGTAATATCTTGTGGAGTTTCTGTTGCACCTACTACTTTATGTGAAGCAGAAATAAAAGTAGATGAAACACCTAAACTATTTATAGCTTTTACCCTTACATCATAGGTAGCATCATCAATTACATTCAAAAATTCATGCTTTAATTGAGTACCATTTGAAATAATTTTAAAATCTGATTCATCGCTTTTTTTTGCTTCTACCTGATAATATTGAACAAAGGCATCAGTACTTGCAGTAATTAAAATATTTAATCTTGTGATAACAATTCCATCTGCGTATTCTATCATTTCATCTGATAAAGTAAGTGCCGCTGGTGGTTGTATATTAAATGGATTAGGTAAATTTGTTGATGGTGTAGAAGTAACTTGACCTTTTGTTGCCCAAGTATAATGAGAGTCTTGATGTTCTACTAATGCTAAAGATACTGTAAAATCTTCATTGAAAACCATTTGTATAACTCTATGAGGTTTTGCATTGTATCCAATAGAGGATAAAGTTACATTTACAATATCGCCAATAGCCAAATCATAAGCATCAAATCCGCAATTAATATTTAAACCTTTTTGTTCTCTTGATCTTCTTAAAATAATTTCTGCCATTTCTTCTGCTTGATAAGGACTTGTTATAGTTTTAAAATCAAATCTTCCTTCAAGTAAAAAACCACCATCTTCTGTTTTCATTGTGTTATGTTGATCAGCACTTGGTAATCCGCTATCATCAATAGGTGGAAACTGAACTTGATCTGCTTGAAAATTACGATCTGGATTCACAAAAGAAACTATAACTCTATTATACTTTGTATTTTTATTTTCACTTGCCAAACTATAACCCTCAATAATATCGTCCTCTGTAAGTGTTATAGAAGCTGATCCTGTTGTTTCAATTATTAATTTATATTTACCTTGAACATAAGGAAGATAACCTCGCATTCCTTTTACAATATCTCTAACATTATCTATAACTTTTTTGGAAGTATCTATTACTGCATTAGTATCAAAAATTTCAATATTAGGTGCACCGCTATATGGTGTGACTGAAGTTTCGCATATTACAGAAGCATCATAAAAGCTTTGTAAATCTATATTTGAAACTGATAATCCTTTTCCATATCTTTCATTCGTAAGATAATCTAATAAACAAAATGCTGGATTGTTTGAAAAAGCAGGAGTTTGTGCAATTAAACTAGAATTATAACTAACCACTTTTTTACCTTTTATTTTTGCTTGTACTCTTGGTATTCCACCAAAAGCATCAGAGTTCCATTTAAATCTTAATGCCAAATAAGCTACTCCTGATAATTTATGATTAGATCCCCAATTGCTTAATACAGATAATAAACTTGATGCTGATTGTCCATCGGTACCAAAGTGTGGTTCTATTTTAATCAAACTTGTAGAATCTTTAAAAAAATTTGAATCACTACTAGCTACATCTCTTTGTGTGTTATCATTTAAAGCACCATCAAAAGTTACAGTTTTGTCGTCAACTCTAATTTCTTCAATTGAATTAATCTCGCCCTCACAAAGAACTAAAGCTATATATAAGTATGTGTTATCAGTTCCACTTGTTTGTATGAAAACTCTTGTACCACCTATTAATCTTTCTCCATATACTATTGGTATTGAAGCATCATTAGATTGTTTATTTAATAATATACCTCTTTCAGTTTCATCAAAATCATTTGTTCCAAAATCTGGTACATCTGGCTTTCTTGATCTTGAAAATAACCAGCCTACTGCAAATATACCAATTGCAACCCAAGGATTAATTTTAAAAGCACTTGTTAATATTTTAACAGGACTAGTAAAAACTTTGACTGCTTTTTTAAATAATTTTCTTAATCCCATTATGCTCTACCCCATTTTATATCTAAAACTGTTTGACTAGCAAAATCAAAACCTACATCTGTGTTAAAAAATTTTTGTTGTGAATTATTGTTAGTTTTTCTACCAGATATTTTTTCAAAATCTGCCCAATGTGAAACTATATTTAAGTTTAAATTACTTTCTGTTTTATTTTCTGATATAGCGAATGTATCAACATATCCTTTATATAATAAAAAAGGTGTATTAATTATTGCATTACTATCATCTAAAAATGCCCTATAAATTTCTACACTATCATTTACTAAATTTTCATTTAAAGCTAATGATATAAATGTTTGATCTGCACCTGATAATGTCAACGATAATGAAGTTTTAGTAATATCAGTTTCTTCTGTAAAAGATGGTACATTCATTAAAAATGCAGTAGATGTATAAGTTACACTTGAACCAGATACATTTGAAGTTAAATCAAAAGTGCAATCTGTAATATTTTGTGGTGTAGAAAAACCTAAGGTAATTAAATGAACTGGTTTTATATCATTTGTTGCCAAATGGTTTTTCACTGCGGTGGACAAGCTTCTCGTCATAAACCTCGTATGTTGTTCTATTTATTTTTTCTGAATCTTTTACCACAACAAAACTAAATGTTCCATCAGGTTTTTTATTTCTGCCTAAATCATTTGTATTAAAATCTTTAATTTCAGTTTCATCAACCACTTTTTCAGCGATTACATCTACATTTACCCAATGTCTAATTAGGTATTTTGCCATTATAAAGTTTCTTCTACATCTAATTCAAATTGATATAATAAGTTTCCCAAATTATCTGCACCAACTGTTCCAAATTCTTGTAAATCATTTGTAAGATGAACTGTAAAAGGCACATTGTTATAAACAATTGTTGAGTCATCAACTATATCTGCTACTAATGGTGGTTCTATTGTAATGGTTGCCGCATTGCTAGAACTTGTTACATCTTCAACTATCATATAAACTTTTGTATGCGATGCAAATTTTATAAGATCACCAGCTTTAAATCTTCCAGCACCATCGCCAGCAAAACCATCAAGTGCGATTGTATTATCCCCAGCAGATTGATTGCCATTTACTAATATTGTTCCTGTTTCAGTTCCTCTTGTAGATGATATTTCTGGTGGAATAATTGTAAAATTTTCTTTTGATGATCTTTGTTTCATAATAAAAGCTATTAGTTCGCCATAAACATCATTTCTCTTTGCAGTAATAATTTGTGCTGTAAAACCAAATCTTTGATCTTGTATTTGTCTTGTAAGTTTTTTTCCTGATATTGATTTTGAAAGCAATGTGCTTTGATTACTTTGTAAACCTAATGTTGAAAACTTTGCAGTAGATATTGGAAAAGCACCTGCCATTAAATTATTTCTCCTCTACCTTTTTCAGTCAAAGCATTATTTATAATTGATGTTATTGTTCCTCTATTTTGTTGAAGAGCATCATCAAAACCTTGTGTATCAATTGCATTAATTGTAAAATTAACATTTACTCCACCCATATTTGTTCCTCTAGCATTTTGAGTTATTTGTCCTGTTGTGTTTGGAACAAAAAGTTCTGGACCTCTCTCCCCAACTATTACAGGATTACCTTTTCTTACTGCTCCACCTTGAGAAAATCCAGCAAATCCAAAAAGTGCCATTGGGTTGCCTGACATTGCCATCATAGCCATTTGTATTTTTAATTGTTTTTTCTTTTCTTCTGTGATTTCATTTTCTGCTACTACTTCATCTTTTTTAAGTGCGGCTCTAATTGTTTCTTGAATTACTAATTGAATTGTAAAAGCTAATATATCTACTAATAATCTTTTTGCTATTTCTTTAAAAGTCATATTTAATTCTTTACCCATAACTAAAGCTTCAGCTAATCCTCTTGAAAATGCTTTGATACCGCTTTGTGCCATTTTTGATAATGATTCATTTATTGACTCAAAATCTTTTTTAAATGCTTCTAATATATTGTCTTTAATTTTTCCTAAACTTACACCTGTTTCTTTTACTTCTTCTTTAAAATTTGTTGCCGCTTCCATCAATTCTCTCATTGACTCTCTTGAAGCGATAATATTTT